TGGTTCGTATGTCCCTGAGCAGCGTGCCCAGGTCGTCCTTTGGCGGCTCCTGCGCGCCGTGGGGAGTGCCCTCGGGCGGCTCCTCCTGCAAGAGTGCCGACAGTGTATCAATCGCCGCTTTCACCAGCGGCCGATGAGCGTCATGCGTGATGTCCTTTGCCCTCGTGTTCACGATGGCGTTGAGCGCGAGCTCGAAGTCCTGCCTCGAGCGTACCGACGTGACCCGCGCCAGGTCGTTTGCGGGGAACGTCACCAGCGACCCTTCCCAGAGCCGTATCTCCTGGATGTACCGCGTGTCCCCGTCCCAGCTGTCCTTGAGCGTGGAAAAGCCGATGGAAAGGCCGTCGAGCGCGCCCTGCTTGAGCAGCGCGTATGCCTCCCTCCCTCGCTGGGTGTCCATGTTCAGCTCGCCCTTGACCCACAGCCCGTAGTCGTCCTCGCGCAGCTCCGCGAACCTGCCTATTGGCTCGTAGGTGTCGTGCTGCCAGAGCGTGGGGAAGGTCCCGTTCTCCGCGATGGTCTTCTTGAACGCCCCGGGGCGTATGACATCGCCGTAGCTGTCGATGTTGTTGAACGTCGACAGGTAGCCCTCGAAGGTGCCGTCATCGTGCACCTGCGACTTCTTTAGCCTGAAAGACTTGAATTCCATTATCCCATCACCTCGTATGTCTCGGTGCACCGGCAGTTGACGATGTTGCCCGCGCTTGCTCCGAGCGACGTGTCACCGGGGAACATGAGCTGCTCGCCGGACACGTCGTAGGGCTGGTGCAGCTCCCGCTCCTGGCCGTCCGCCGATATGTGGTCGCACCCGTTCTCCCCGCCGCGCGTCCTGTCGTCGACGTAGGAGAGCCAGCGCTTGACTATCGGCAGCCCCGTCGACTCGGCCGCAAGCTGCGAGCCGTAGTTGGCGGCTGCGTTGACCTCGGTCCGTGCCGCGGTCATGGCGCGGTACTCGGAGAAGTCGTCGTACTTGGACGCCACCCGCTCCGCTATCTGGTACATGTTCTCGCCAGCGGCCATGCCTGCGTCTATCTCCTTGAGCACCAGCGCCTTGGTGGTGGCGGATATGTCACGGATCCTCGAGAGCGCCGTGCGCTCGATGAAGGAGAGGTACTCCTCGGTCCAGTCCAGGGACTTGTGCTCGAAGCGCCCTTTTGATTTGAGCATGTCGAGCACCGGCCCAGCGAACTCGTCCGCTATGCCGCGGTACATCCTCATGTACATATCGAGCCATGACGACTGCTGCGCCTCAAGCGCCTGGTCCAGCACCGTTGCCGCGCTGTCCGGGGTGTCCAATTCCCTCAGAACAGATGCCACGGCCTTCTTCTCGGCGGAAAACTCGTTGGCGGCTGCCTTTGCCCATACCGGCCACCATGCCTGCTTGCGCCGGTCTGTCTGGAGCAGCCAGGACTGGTCGCGGGACTTGCGCTCCTCCGCAGGATCCTTTGCCTTCGCCGGCTCCTTCCCTGTGCTCTGCGAGAGCGGCATCATGTTGAAAGGTATGAGCAGCTGGTCTGCCTCTGGCTCCGGCACCGCCTCGAGATTGAGCATGCCCCGCGCGTCGTTTATCGTGATGAGGCCGTTTCGCACGCCCTCGATGGCCCGCTTCCACACGGCGTCACGGTCCTCCTTCAGCGCCTCGATGTCGTCCCGGTCGTAGTCGATGATGACGTCACCGAAGCAGGGCGGAAGCCACCTGTTGAGGTCGTCGCGTATGCTGTCGAGCAGCGGCAGGACCGTCTCCTCGTAAAAGGCCTTCCGTGCCTCCTGGTAGTTGGAATAGGTGGCGTGCTCGTGGTCGCCGATGAGCTCCGGAGGTACGTTGAAGGCGGCGCATATCTCCCGCGTGGTCATCTTGATGGTCTGTTCCCAGGCCATGTCCTGCGGGGAGAGTCCCATCGGCTCCCAAGTGAGACCGCCTTCGAGTATGGCTATTCTCCCAGCGTTCCCTGCCCCGGCGTGCTTCTCGTTGAGCCGTGAGCGCAGCGTCTCGTACTGGTCTTCGGTGAGCTGCGCCTCGGTCTGCACGGCACCGCTTGGCCGTCCTGAGTTCTGGAGGAGCGCCATGTTCCAGCTGCGCGCCTCGTTGGCGATGTCGACCGAGTAGGCGGCAGCCTTGAGCGGTGACATGCCATAGTGGTCGCTTTCCGGGTGGAAGAGCCGCTTGTGCAGCACGTCCGCGGCATCCATCTCCACGGTGCCGTTGTCGTGGGTGTAGACGTACCTGAGCGGGTAGCCGCTGGCGTCGTACTCCACCTTCACGCGGTCGGGCCGGAGCACGTACAGCTCCTTGGGCACCCTGGCGTTGGGCCCGGAGTCGGGACCGGTCTTCTCGATGTAGCCGTTGCCGTCCAGGAGCAGGTAGGAGACGTAGGTCTCGAAGAAGGTGTACCGCGACTGGAAGGGGTTGGGCCGGTCCAGCAGGTCGTTGAGCGGATGGCGTTCCACCAGCTCGAGCTCGCCGTTCCGTTCCGAAAAGACATTCCACTCGATGCCGGCGACGGCCGTCGCTATGAGCCTGATGCAGGCGTACACGTCGGGATTCTTCTCGTATCCCTCCTTGGCGTACTGCGAGTACTTGTTCTCGGTGCGCCAGACCGCCTGGCCCAGGGTGCTCTGCACTAGGAGCTTGAATGTTCGTGACTTGCGCGAGAAAAAGGATGTAATGGACCTGAAGTTCACTACTATTGAGAGTATGTCAAATGATATTTAAAAGAGTGGGATTTTGGTATCACTTCATGCGTGAAAGCTTCTCCTTGCACGCCTCAATCAGGAACTGATTGAACGATGGCACAGGACTTTTGCATATTGCAGACTCGATCTCATCCTTCAGGTCTGATGGCATCCTGACAGTCAGCGCGACCCTTTTTCTCATCAGATCCACCTCACGTTTGGTACCTTCGCTCCCCTCATGTGATTGAGGAATTGCGTTATCGAATCCACGATGTCATCATGCGCACCGTTGGGGAACTGCGCGCATTCGCGTATGAGTTCTGTAGTCCAGGCGGCCCGCTTCGGCAGGTGGACCATGCCGGACTCGATTAGGGGGGTCGCCGCATGGGCGCGGGCCGTCTTGTCCTTGTCGACCTTGATGGGGATGAGCGGAATGGGCGTACTCCTCCGCAACTCCTGGATAAGGCTCTGCCCCGATGCCTTGTCCTCGATGAGCACTTTCGACGGGCGCCACTTCTCGTACAGTTGCAATGCGGTTCTTCTGAGCTCAGGATACTCCACCTTCCCGTGCCACAAATCGAGGAGGTAGTAGTCACGGGGGAGCACACCCCATGTGGTGCATACCGAGTAGTCGTTGTCCTGGCCACGCTTGAACGCCGTGTCCCACGACTGGACAATGTAGTCCGGCTCCGGCTCGTGGTCGTAGTACCGCCACCACTCGGAGCGGAATATCTCGCCGCCTTCGGGGACGGGGTCGCCCATGTAGAGCGCGTTCCACACCTTCGAGCCGACGGTGTCCCTGATGCCGAGCAGCACGTCCCTGGGGTATCTCTCGGGCCACAACGCCTCTCCAGGCTTGCGCCCTATCGGGTCGTCGTCCAATGCCAATGCGGGGAGATTTATCACGGTCCACTCGTCATGCTCCTGCGTGATGATGCGCCCAGCCAGGTCGTCATCGTGCCATCGTGTCATTATCCCCAGCATGGCGGCTTCCGGCTCAAGCCTCGTGTATGCCGTGGAGGTGTACCAGTCCCATATCTTCTCGCGGATCCTTGGACTTTCCGCCTCCTCCATGTTTTTGATGGGGTCGTCGATGATGAAGATATTGGCACCCTTTCCCGTGATTGCACCGCCAGCGCCGGAGGTCTGCATCCCGCCGTTCTCGTGGCCGTCCAGCTCCCACCTGTTTGCCGCGTTGCTGTCGTGTCGCACGTTCACGCCGAATACGGGCTGCCCCCATTCCTCGAGGAGGTCCCTTGCCTTCCGTCCCCACTGCGCCGCGAAGTCCGCCTCATAGCTGGTGAGGATTACCCTGTGGTCAGGGAAGTTTCCCAGATACCACGATGAGAAGTACTTGCTGATAAGCTCAGACTTACCGTGTCTTGGTGGCATGCTCACGAACAACCGCTTGATGCGCCCTGCAGCAACATCGAGCAGCATGCGGTTGAGGTAGATGAGATGGGGGGCCGGTTCCCACTTCCCTCTACTCGCCGTCATCGCGAAGTGTGCAGGGCTCAGCCTTGGGTAGAGACTTGAGATATTGCTTTTCAAGCAGCTTGGTAACGAGTTCTGCAGTTTCCTCATCCTCCAGTAGTGCGGTAATGTCCAGTCCAGGGACGTTGATGTTTCGTTGTTCGATGCGCTGTGGGGCTTCCGCTCCAGCGTATGATCCATTCAGCTTGAGCCATTCCCTGGCCTCCCTGCTGCACGCAAGCGCACCGGAATAATCCTCTTCCTTCAGTTTTTGCTCCATGACCTCAGCAAATCTTAGGTAGTTCCTCTGCGACTCCACAAGATGCT